CACGAAGTGTATCACCTGTGCCGTCGTTCGCAGAACTTCCCTTATTTAATGTTTGCTTTGCCATTTATAATATCCTAATTCTTTATTCTATTTATATACTTTTTTAACTCAGATGTCCAAGATTTAATAAATATTGGTCGGAGTCTGCACTATAAAATACATGTCTTCCTTGGTCTAATGTCTCGAACGAGAAGTTGTTAGAGAAGTCTTGGTCTGAATCATCAAAGGTTGGTGAGGATGCAATCTGTGCCTCTCGTAAACTTCCATACTGATTATTTATCTCTTGAACAGTAAAGGTTGAGAACTCACTTGGATTAACAAGTTCTGGTCTTATCCTACTGAGTATTCCTGAAGAGTCAGTATTGAAATCATCTACAAGTGATGTATGGTCAATAAATGCAAGAGGTGATAGATTCGCAACACTTGATACCGCGATTGGTGCAGGTTCTTGGATAGTAACATCTGGAGCAATAACTGTATCAACAACACTACTTACTATTTGTATTTCTGAACCTAGAAAGGTTCCTGCAGGGTGAACGAAAAGTTTATATGCATCTTTCCATTTGTTCTGTTCAAGTTCTGACTTAATAAGTATTGCGTGTTTCTGATACAACTTATTGTTGGTAATAAACTTCTGACTCTCTGCCCCAATATCATCACCCACATTAAATACTTGATTCTTTGTGTATACGATGTCAGGGTCTATACCAAAGAATGTTCTAAAGAATTGTTGTATAGAATACTTTGTACCCTTTGACCTAAACAACACATTAGAGTATTTTGATGCCGCGCGTTTGTCTTGGAAACCTTCAAAGAAAGACTGACCCAATAACAACTCATCTTCAATAAAGGTGAGTAAGTCAAGGTCATTCTGTGTTATGTCTCTACTGAGAAAGAGTTCGTCCACAAGTTTAGAAGGAGAGTCATCGGACTTCTCAAAATGATAATACTCATCAAGTAATGTGATTAACTTAGGATACTCTGTACGGAAAAACTCAGGAAGAATTTCCTTTACAGAATATTTACCAAACGCAAGGTCGCGTCGGTTTAAATCCTTGAGAGTGTTATCGTTATTGTGAGGCATTAACTAATAACTCCATCTTCCACATCAACGATTGAAGTGAATGACTTATCTCCGTCAAGTCTAATAACATCTTGTCTTAGTGGCGCAACCGCACTCTGGTTTGCAGGAGTTGCACTTAATTTAATGAAACCATTTCCACCTAATATTGCATCAACTCTTAGACCTACTATATTGATAGTGTCTCCAGAGTAATCTCCAACATTATCTACTACCACAACATTTTGTGCCGTATCAAATACTTCTAGTTTGTTTGTATTTAATTTGTTTCTTAATATACATGCATTACCACCAAAAGTAAATTGGTCACTCGTAACTCTATAATTAACATCATCGGGTGTTGCAAGAGGTGCGGCATATCTTAACTTATGGTCTTGTACCGCAGTCAAAGTTGGTGTAAATCTTCTTTGTAATTTTACATCTTGTCTTGAAGATAATACTGCCGCACTAGAAGCATCTACTAAGGACAATAGGTTTGACCTTCTGAATGACTGATTGAACTTACCTGTGTTGTTTGTAAAGTAAGTTGATATAACATCATTGACATTATTCTGTATAGTATTTCTTGCGAGTGTTGTTAAATTATCATTAAATTGGAAGAATGTTTGTACTTCAATGAATGTTGTGATAGGGTCTTCAAACTTAGTAGTGAAAGATGCAACTGACAACTCGTCCGACAATTGTACTACCTCGTCTTTAATGTTTTGTTGTGTTGCGGCATCAACATCATCGTTGAAAAGTATTGAAACAAATACTGTACCATATTCTGGTTCAAGAGCATCTTCTCCACCAAAGGATTGTATGTCACTTATAAATGTAGAATAGTTCTTGAGTATTAATGAAGCATAATCACTTGCAGTTACCATTCTGTTTTGTGATGCATATTGGAATGGTGCATTCTTACGAATACTCTCTATTGTTTCCTTTGCGTTACCACCAATAGCATTTGATACAGTAGAAACTGTAACAGGATAGTTCACAGAGTTTATTGTTATTGAGTTTTGTGCAGTAAATATCTTTGCAGTATTTGCGAGTATTCCTGCAGTAGAAAGATACTCTACTTCTATTTTACTACCAACAGAAGGTGCTTTACCTAATGTAACACCATTACCAAAAGATAATTCATAGAAACCATTTGGTGCTTCTCTTAGTATATACAGTGTAGAGTTTTCATTTATTGTTCTTGCGTTCTGTAAGTTACCATATGTAACAAAGGAAGAAGAAGAGGGTGATTCAAAAACTCTTACAATAGTAGTTGATATGTCTAGGTTCTTGTCGGGTATGACATAAATTGGATTGTCCGAAGATTTCAAAGCAAGGAAAGTTTTAGTTCTTAATGTACCTTCAAGTATTTTTATATTGGCACTTCCTGATACATCTTTGAAAGAATATATTCCATTACCATCATCGGTTGCAGTTAAATCTTCTCGTGTTTGAAACACATAGTTTAAATCATCAACACTTGAATTAAATTTTAACCCATCATTTATTTGGACAGTAGATGGTCTACCTGATACTCCACTCAAATTTAATGATAGGTTTACGAGTGCTTGAGATGAAGTTCTTGAGCGTGGTACATATCCAATACCCTCTGCAAGAGATAAAACAGAACCTCTAAGTTGTGCAGTACTCAAAAAAGATTCGTTTAATGCAAAGTTTGCGATAAGACCATTGTAGTGTGTATTGTATGCAAGTACATCTAATATACTTGACAGACCTGATGCTTCAAAGTTATAATCATTAAACTCTCCAGAATTTTGAAGAGAAGTCTTGAGATTATTCTTTATTGAATCAAAATCTAAATCTGTTGAATTTATTGTTGTTGCCATTTTATCTTAACCTTGCGAGATTTGTAGTTATTTGAAACACCTCTGGTGAGTTCAAAACTTTAAATGTTATTGTGGTGTCTAAAGTATTACTATAGTTATCAGTATAGGATACTTGAATATCTAATACTCTTACTCTTGGTTCAGACCTTGTTATTGCAGAAAAAAGTCTTTTCCTAACTAATACATCTGAATTATTATCAATCAATTCAAAAAGTAAACTTCTTATATTTGCACCAAATTTAGGTCTAAATGGTTTTTCAAGTTGGTTCGTCATGATAAGATTTTTTACTGATTGTTTAACTGATGCCGCATCAAGTTTCTTGTAGACATCACCACTCGTTGGTTTGACCGCGAGTGTCAGGTCTATATCCTTATATTCACGCTTTCGTGATATAGAAACTGAGTTGGTTCCTAAATTTGCGTCTTCTTGTGAGTATGCTCTTCTTGTCATAGTTCTATTTATATGTTTTTAATCGGTTTATCTTGGAATTATTTCGGTAAGTTCGTTTTTAGTAAAAATATTATTATTAAACACTGTATTTATTTTTTGTTTAAACTCAGAATCAATGATATCATATGAGGTTGGAACAATTGGCATTGTCAATCCAATCTGTCCTGTTAAACTTCCGTCTGTATTATACTCATCATAATCTAATACAAGTTCCTTAAATTTTATATGGTCTTTCCAATATTCTGCAACATCAAATGTTTTCTCAAAGTCAATCTTACCATCAGTATCTATGACTTGATAATATACAGTTTCTCCAAATGCTTTTTCTATCATCTCCTGACTATCAAAATCTGAGAGTGCCTGTCTATTATAGATTCCTTCACTTACAATAATTCTTACATCATTAAATCTATTGGTATTACCGTTCACCATATTTATTGCTCTTGCATGTAAAGTTAGGTTACGAGCAATCTGTTTGCGTACAGATTCATTTCTTATATGATTCAAAGATGTTTTGTCTCCATATGCACCTAAGAATTTTGCCATAGTTATCCCACGTTCAAGTCTTGTTTTAGAATTTACAAAACCATGTAAGTCGGGATTATATTTTGGGTCAGGGAGTACATTCATTTTCTAAACCTTTTTCCTCTATTCTCTATAGAATTACCTATCGGTGTATAACCATATTTTGAACTTGCTTCTTTACCAACAACTCTTCCACTTAATTTCCCACTTGGAACCTTAGAATTATAGTTCTGATTTAACAGTCCTTCCGCAACAAGAGTAGCACCTAAAATACCATCCTCTCTTGTCTCTTTATTTCTGAACGCACTTCTTATTTCTGCAGTTCTAGGTGTTTTTAAGAATGTCTGATTATAATGTTCTTTACCATAACTGAGGTCTCGTACATAGTCATCAGGGTCAACACTTACTACTTTTATGGGGTTAATTTTTAGATGTGCGCTTGTTTCATCATTTTGAGGTATTTTACCTAGAGCAATTTTGGCGATATTATCGGGTTCAACAGTTGCATGAAGAACATCTTCTGCTTCTAAGTTGAAGTTGGATAATAAAGAACTTTTTGGTAATGCTTTCAAACCACCAATTGCAAATAATGGATTTAAAGAAACCGCATTCATTGATACTGTTGCCATAATAGATTTGTTTGCATTATCTGCCATTTGTGCTTTCTTTGCAACACCATGAAGACTTCCGTGGAATATTGCAGTCTCATAATCCGAACTTGAAGCAAAGTCCTCTCCTGAAGAATATGTTGTTGCAACATTACCTTCACCATCAGAATCACTTGAAGATAAAACACCTGAAGAACCACTGTCAATACCAGAAATTGATATATTTCCACTACCATCAGAATCAACACTTGGTGTTCCCCCTGTGACATAATTATCTCCACCACCGTAAACTCTTTTTTTAAGTGCCCCTGAGTAAGTCTGCCCTGTAAATCTAACGAACGCACCACCAATAGTTCCATAAGAACCTTGAACATTTATTATATCTGACCCTGTAATAGAAGTTTTTCTACCTATCATCTCTGCAGTTTTTTCACCAGAAATGAGTAAGTTTTCACCAGAGGAAATTTCATGATTACCATCGGTAACATCATTTCTTGTTCCTTTAACAATATAGTCATCATCACCTAATCTAAGAGTGATACTATTACCTAAAATCTTCTCTGATTTACTTCCCATGTATTTTTGCGCGACATTTCCTGTAACCGCTTTGGAATAGAATCCTCCGATTCTCTTTTGAGCATAACCTGCAACATCTACATTGTAGTTACCGCCAACCTCAACATTATAGTCACCACTTACTTTGAGGTTAAGATTTCCGTTGTATACGAGATTACCATGACCTTCAATAATAACAGTTTGGTCTCCCCCTGTCACCTCAACCTTATTATTCAAAGCAGATATCACAACAGTTCCATCTGCGCGTAATTCTACACCAGAACCTTTACGATGTTTTATAAGAACTCTTTCTCCTCCTGGAGTATCGTCCATCTCAATGACATGTCCACTAGGAGTTTCATCTACTTGATTGAATGGATACTGAGAAGGCATCTGTTCTGGAATATTTAAAGGAACACCTATATCTCCACCACCTGTGTAGAGTTTGTTTACCTTGGTTCCAACTGTTGCTTTGTTAACCGAAGAACCAAAATTATATTCTCTCTTAGGATAATCACCCGAAGCATTTTGCATGCCATTATCAGGAACACCAACAGATAGTTCGGAACCAATACCTAAACCCTCTTCCTCTGTTCTTGCTTTATAATTGTCTTTTTTAGTTGTCATACATTATCCCAATTATTATTTCTTAGAACTGTTGCTATCTGTGCAAATCTTGGAATAGAAGAAACTCTCACTATTTTAGATGTTGCCCAACATTTTTTGCCCGACCTAGTATCAAGATGCAAATAATCATTATATATTCCAATACCTTTAAATCCCAACTCGGACGCTTTTTGCACCAAATCAGCAACTTGGGCATCACTCATCAAGGACGATGTGTATCTCCATCCTCCTTCAGTTGGTGCCCTATCACTTCTACTTATATCTACTGCCTTTCGTGTTAGATGTGGAGACCCCTTTGCACCACCTACCCTTCTATTATGCTCTGGGTCACGATATCCACTTGTAACTCTTATATCTCTTTTCATATAATTCGCAAGTTTCTGTAACTTACTTGGTATATCATCTAATAAAGCATCAGGGTCAACAGGTAAATTGGAGTTCTTTTTTTGTGGTTCATATATAACTTTAAACTTAGAATCATTATCAACCACAACTTCAACATCCTTTGGAACTTCGTCTGGAGCAACATTTAATTCTTCGGGAGTAACTTGAACACGAGTTGTTGGAGCATTTAGTCCTGTTTCTTCAGTTATACCTTCAGGAGCAGTAGGTTCAAAATCACCTTCAATTTCACGAACACCTAATGATGAAGAATTTATTTTACCAAATAACGATAGTATATATTCACTCACATCAAAATAAGGGTCTAGTTCATCTGTTTCAATATCACTATGACCAAATACTTCTCCACCAGAAAAGTTATTATAAAACACTTGAAGGAATTGTTCTAATGTGTTATATTGTGCGCGTGTAAATGAAGCACTAGAGGTTTCAAAGGACTGTTCTGTAGAGGCACGATTAATACCCCCTACCATTACAATACCTATAGAAGTTTCGTCGTAGTTGCCTGTGGGACAATGACTTCCTTCTTTCTCAACAGGTCTTCCGCGTTGAAGTCTTCCGTCTCTTCTAATCACATAGTGATAACCTATTTCATCTTCACCTAGTTTTTTCTGTATTGCATCTATTTCTTCTGCACCTATATTCTTATTTGTGAATGTTTCTGTTGCATGAATAACAACACTACTTACTTCCCTTGCGGCACTTACTACAAGTCTACTTGATATCTCTAGTTCAAGTTCTTCTATAGACGAAACATAACTAAACTTCTTTGAAAGGGGTAATGGATTGACAGAAAGTAAAGGACTTGAACCTGTAGCAATAACAGAAGATAGTCCTGCATTGAAAGTGTTATTTTCGGTCTTTGATATTATTGATGCATATAAACCTTGCACATAAGAAATATTTGCCGCACTTGCTCCGTTCTTCTTACCGTTCGTTTCTATCTGAAAAATTGCTTCCCTTGGAGATGAAGCATTTTCAACAGCACTCCAAGGTTCAAATAAAGTAAGGTTTTCTCTTACTACATTGTCATATTGAGTTATCCTACCAACAGAAGATACTATTTCCGTAATATCATCACTTACAATACCACTAACTAATCCTCCTATTTCAACATCAGGTATTGCTCCTGAAATAAAATTGTTTGCACGAGAACGAAGGTCTCCAGTAACACTTTCTAATAAATCGTTCGCGAATCCACCAAGGTTAGTGCTAAAAGTTTCTTCTCCAATATTAATACTTAAAGCATTATCTAATTCTGATAAAGGATTACCGATTGCTTCTCCAAGAGAAGTTGAAACTGCATCTAGAGAAGTATTAACATAGTTTGTTACATTATCTGCCAGACTATTAACTTGGTCAAGAAAACCGCTTATTCCTGTTTGGTCTAAAACTTGGTCTTTGATATTATTTAATTGATTTGATATATTTGCAAGAGGAGATATCTGTTGTAACAAACCATTTAAACCTCCTGTTATACCTGCAACTTTGAGAATGGAACCAAGGAAACCACCCGAAGGTCTTCCAAGAACTTGAGGTAGACTATCAAGAAAAGTATTTATTTCTACCTTTTGAATATTTATCTTTTTCTCTATATCTTTACTTGCTATACTAATTGCTTGTGGTGCGCCAGAAGCATATACTTTAAAGTTTGGAGTAACAACATTATCTAACCCTGCAGTACTCACAAACTTAACAAGACCTACTTCACCATCTGTATTACCAATTGACTTAGCAAATCCACCAAAAACTTCTCCGTCTGTGTTATTTCCTATTATAGATTGTGTTTGAATATTTAATCTATCAAGTTGAGTTCCTATTAATCTGTTTGCACCACCAAAAGTAGGAACATTGAAATTAGTATTAACTTGAATCTCACCCAATCCTGACGCATATCTAATTGCGCCATCAAGATTTTTAATCTTTTTAACTTTAGGCATCAAAGTTCTTTGAGCAAGTTTATCAGACTTTCTTTTTAGTTCAGTATTTAAACTATTGATTATTTTACTCACTATAATCTCCTTTGCTTTCAAGTTGTTCTAATTGAAGCAAATCTAATTTCAAATAGTATTTAGCAAATATATTTAAGGAACCTTTTTCTCCACTATACCTATCTGTCTGTAATAAACGGATATTGGCAGACCTTTGTGTTCCGTTTAGTTCAAATGCAATAAATTCAAGTTGTGTTGTAAATAGTTTGAAAGTTTCAGAGAATGCTTTTAGATTTTTAAATCTTTCTCCTGACCATTCCGCAATACCAAATCGACCACTTTCATTTTCTCCCCTAAATCCTGAAACCATTCCTTTTTGTGAAAGATTTTCGGTAATACCTTTTGCTTGAATATAACTGTATCCTAAGTTAAGAAAAAACTGTAAACAAAACTCAATCCTATTATTTTTAATTGTTGCATCTGGAACATCAAGTATTATATTCTTTATATCCAATGTACTTGCAAGAACCGCACCTTGTTCAACACTACTTTGTTTTGTTAGTTTTTGTATCTCGGAAGGACTTTCTATTTTAGGAAACGAACCCAACACGATAGGTGTCTGTGAGTTCTTACCATCCATAAATATTCCGAACACTAATGCACTGGGCAGAACACGAGGTATTTTACCAATACCCGATACTCCACCTTCGGTAGTTGGAAGAACACATTGTGCCCAAGGTAAATGGTCTTCTGGAATATCTTGTGTAGATGAACTATGTAATCCGTGTATGCGTATCTTTACTCGTCCTTCATATCCTGTTGGAGGAGTTGAGTTTACAACTGTTGCTATGAACCAACGAGTGCTATCACCATAGTATTCTAACATTACTGAATAGACTCCAATTTACAAAGGGTTAATGTAGCATTATGTATCTCACCTGAAAAGGTATGCTTGAGGTCATATATTAAATGTTTTCCTGAATTTTTCATATCAGGTACACCATTACCTTCGTCATCTACATTATCACTTACAACAACAATATTTATAATGTCTCCAACAGTAACTCTACCAATAGCAAGTGATGCCCCTTCTACAACAATAGTTATACTATTTTTATGAAGAACATTTTTAATTGCGGTTGAAGAGATTTTCACTTTAAATTTATTCTCGTCTGTCTCATCATGATAACTTTTCAAATTACCATATGTTCCTGTAGAAGTTATTGTATGATAATTTTTTGCAGAATAGGTTTCAACCCTAGAACCTTTCAATAATAATTCTTCATCAAAAACATTCTGTATGGTTTCATCGTTTTTTCCTATAATAGCATTACTTGATAGATTTCTAAGTTGGTCACTCAATACATGTTTTGTTGTGAATACTTCACCTGTTCCTAAATTTGTGTTTGAGTATTCTGATGAAACTGCTCCAAGTTCTAATAATTTTAATGTATTTGATGTTCTATTAAAACTTATGTTTTTAATTTTAAAAAGTTGGTCAATAACATTTGACCGTAAACCACTTCTAGAGTTGGGGTTGTATACAAACGGTATATTGTTGAATGCTTCTTGAGTCAACATAGTATCTAAGTTACCAATTCTGATAAGATTACCTTTTGCTTTATCTTCATCATCTAATTGTGATTCGTCACTCTCACCTTTTTGATTAGGTAAATTGAGTGTTGAATACGCAAAGTAAGGAGTACCATTATCTGTTGTTATTCTATTACACAACCAATTTATGGCAGTGATTGGAGTCATATTTGGAATGATACATGTGATATCTCCTTGAATACTAAACTCTTCATCACCACTCTTAGCACCCGTATAGGCAATATCAACTGTTCTACCAAGTTCATTTTGTAAGATATTCTTTATAATTCTTTCAAGACTTCCATTATAGGATTTACTTATCTTAGAAACACGACCAAGAAATCCATGTTCGTCTATAAGATTAAATACAAAAAGACTTGACTTTCCCGATTTATGTTTAGTTTGACTTATAATCTCACTCATTATAAAAGTTTTATTGAATATAATTGGAGTATCATTTACATCTGCAGTACTAATCGCAAAGGTTATTTTTTCGGTTCCTTGAAATTGTATAGTGGAAAAAAGTCCTTGTTTATCTATAATAGAAACTTGTCCTGTAAGGTATAATTTGTCAAGAGATTCATAGATGACAAGTTCTACTATATCACTAAAAACTTCAAAGTCTGCAAGTCTCGTTTCACTTTTGCTACTCGTAATAGTAAACCTATCCGCGTGAATGACAGCAGATGTTATTGTATATTGTGCCTTTTGATTATTTTGTTGCATTATATTTTATAATCTTTGTTTCATAAGTTTTTTGAATTGAAGGGATACTCCATCAATAGCACTTGGTTTGATAACAACAATCTCTTTCAACTCATCGTTTCTTGATTCAATTCTGTCTCTATATGTAACAGGGGTCAAAGATGCACCTACTGTTCCAAAATCAAATAATGTTAAGTCTTGATAAACTCCATCTGCATCTTCATAGTGATGAACAGAATTATATTGTTCGGATTCTGCAATGAGAACTGCAGATTGTATATTGCCATCAGTATCTTGATATGTTATGTTTTCGGTAGAACTGAATTTGTCAGTATTAGGTTCTGCACCTGTATCAATTACAAGTTGACCTAAATCGGGTATCTTACGAATGATAGTTCCTGTTGTGCCACTTGATGCTCCTGTCACGACTTGACCTACTGGAAAGTTTGCAGAGACATCTGTGTTTGTTGTTACAGTCCTATAAGGATAACGAGACTTTGCTTCATCAAGTAAATCATAAGACGGTATTGCCCAACCTGACTCACGGAGATGTTCGTTCATAAGAAAGAATGTCCAATAATGGTCTGTTGTTCCATAGAGTTTAAACGACAATGTGTCGGGTCTCTCTCCTGCTATTACTGTGTATTTGTTAAACAGAGTAGCATTATTAAATGTTTCTTCTAATACAGAAACATATTGAGAAAGTTGTTTGAAGGCAACAGGAAGTTCGTTGTCACCAAATCTGTAACCTATAGTAGCAAAGTTTTTGAAATATGAAGTAGGCATTAGTATCCCCCATATTCTACATCTTGCCTATTTATAGCAAGTGATTCTGCAAAGTTAAGTGTTACATCAACCTTGTAAGGATTCCCGTCAGAATGCATTCCTGTTTGTTCAGCATTGTAAACGGTTTGAACACCTGTCAAGTAACAAGGTTTTATTTTAGTGAAAACTTCTTTACCTTTAAACATCATATTAATAACAAACCTATCTGGAAATTTTAATCCTAACTCTACAGGTTTACCACCAAACTCTGCTACCTTTGCGGTAGGATAAAGGTTTGCTCTAAAATGTTTTACAATTTCTTTTATTTCTTTTGCTTCTTTTTCTGATGATGCTATAAGATTAAATGTCATAGAGAAGTTTCTCATATTTGTACTGTTGAAAAGAACCCTTACATTAGGACTGGTAACAATTCTTGTTGCCGCTTTTGTTACTGCCATTCCCGTACCACTTGCGAGTTGTTCAACACCTAGAACACTAGAAAGTTTTCCTGCTACTCTTTGGTAAGCAAGAGAGGTCATTTCAGAATTACCCGCTGCCATTGCACCTATAGTACTTGCACCTAATGATAGTGCATCGTTGAGTACGCTTGTTTTTCTATCTTTAGTTAAAGTATTTAAACTCATAGCACCACCAACACCTAATTCAACATTATCATAGTTTACACCGTCAGAATAAGAAAAACTAGGAGGCATATAAAGTTTTACTACTCTACCCTTTTCTGTACTAGGTTCTTGATAATAAACTTCACCATCGTCTAAAAACTTTGATTGTGTTCCTTGCTTAATATTTGTTTGAATGCTTTCTGCTAATGCTCCTGCAACTTGCACACCACCTCGTGTAAAATTACGTACTCCTCCTTCAATGAAGTCTATTGCCTCTTGTGTTTGTTCTGGATTACCCGTAGCACCATCTATAAGTACCTCACCAAGTTTAACTGCTTTATCCTTGAGTTCAACTGCCGCCTTTACTACAGTTTCAACCACATTACCTATATCAAGAGTTTCTTCGTCAACTAATCTAAATTCAATATAACTGTCTAAACCTGCAGTTACTCCAAGGTCAAGAGGATATCGTAGGTCTGCTCTTCTTCTTTGTGCAGTTACTATAACTTCACTACTTTCCCCCCCATAAACATTCTGAGAGTTAATAGGTTGGTTAGGTTTGTTAATGTCTGGTGGGGTCGCAAATGGCATTTATTTTCTCTACTAAATAGTTTATATTCGTCAAGTCTATTTATAAGGTTTTTATGGCATATTCAGGAAGATATTCAGTAAAAAATCCATCTAAGTATGAAGGTGACCCAACTAAGGTTGTTTATCGTTCTTTATGGGAAAGATATGCTTTCAAACACTGTGACGAAACTTCTAATATTATTAAGTGGTCTTCCGAAGAAGTTGTTATACCATATCTATATGAAGTAGATAGGAAGTACCACCGATACTTTATGGACTTGAAGATAGTCTACAAAAATGGTACAACAGTGCTTGTAGAAATAAAACCTGACGGACAAACAAGACCTCCTAAAGGTGCAAGAAGAACAAAGAGATATCTCACCGAGAGTTTGACTTATGTTAAGAACATGAACAAATGGAGAGCGGCAGAAGAATATGCCAAGGACAGGGGATGGCACTTTGAGATATGGACTGAAAAAACACAACCATTGAAGGGTCTTATTCCCAAGTCAACCAAACCATTAAAACCAATAAAACCTTACAAACGTCGTAAGAAATAGTATAAATAGACGTATGAGTAAGATATTCGATACCCTATCTAGAGAAGCATTCCGCGCAGGAGTAAACCCTCGTACCGATGAATCCCGTAAGTGGTTTCGTCAACGTGCAAAAGCATTGCGTGGAATCAATCGTAGAGAACTAATGAGAGAAGACCCTATTGAAAGAGGTGCAACAGAAATCGTTGGTTCTATGCAGATGTTCTTCTATGACCCAAAGACAAAAGATACACTACCTTATTATGATAGATTTCCTTTGGTCGTTGTAGTTGGTCCAGCAGAGAAAGGTTTCTATGGATTGAATCTTCACTACCTTCCCCCTATACTAAGGGCAAAGATGTTAGACTCATTAATGGAAGTTGCAACAAGTAAGAAGTCGCCTAACGCAAAGTTTGAGATTACATATGAAAGACTCAAGGGTATGAGTAGCATGAGATATTTCAAACCCTGTTTCAAACATTATCTTACTGCACATGTAAAAAGTCAGTTCGCGAGAGTACCTGCCCCTGAATGGGAGATTGCAACATTCCTTCCGATTGCACAGTTTGAGAAGATACCTAATCCTCTTACTGCGTATAAAGATTCAAGAAAGATGATAGGTTAAGATATGGCAGTAAGTATAGACGATTTCCTTTCAGAGGTATCATCTGGTGGCGGTATGGCAATGGGCAATATGTTCAGGGTTCAGTTACCTCCTATTAATGATAACGCAAGAGAAGTGACAATACTTTGTACTAGATGTGACCTTCCAGGGAGACAAATAACAACGACTGATTCTCGTTCAGGAACTGAAGTAGAAAAGGTTGCATATGGATATTTAGTTTCAGATGTTTCTATGTCTTTTTATATTTTGAATGATTATAAAACAAGGTCTTATTTTGAAGAATGGCAAAACCTTGCGTTTAATCAAGAAACACAAACTATAGGTTATCATAGTGATTACACCAAAACTGTAGTAATACAACAACTCAAAAAAGGGGTAGCATTTCCTATTGCAAGAAAGAAGTTATTTGATGCGGGTAAGATACCATCAAGTATTAGGGGAAGATTACCGAGACTTGGACCCCTAGATTTCGCACAAGGTGAGTTCGACCTCAATGCTATATTACCAGAAGATGTTGTATATGAATGTAAACTTATAAATGCTTTTCCTACATCAATGAATGTATTACCTCTCGCAACTGGTGAGGGTGGATTGATGGAAGTTACTGTTCAACTATCTTACAAAAATTGGGAAAGCAAAAACTTTAAAACACCAGGAAGTCAACTAGGCGAAGCACTACTTGGTGGAATACTAAGAAAAATCTTTTAATATAATATTACTATGGAGAAAAAATAAATATTATGGCACTACCTAAATTAAATGAATCAATCAGATATGAACTTGAGATACCCTCTTCAAAAAAGAAAATAACTTTCAGACCTTATTTTGTAAAAGAAGAGAAAATACTTTTACAAGCATTTGAGTCTAAAGATGAAAAACTTTCTATGAGAGCAATGATAGATACTATTGTTGCGTGTGTATATGATACAGTAAATCCAAAAACATTAACAACATATGATGTTGAATATATGTTTACACAAATACGCGCAAGGTCTGTAGGAGAAACCTCAAACTTTAACGCAAAATGTCAACAGGAAGATTGTGAAGCAAGTACAGAAGTTGTTGTTGACTTGACGAGTGTGGAAATTGTTCAAGATAATCCAAAAAGTCCCACTATAGAATTAAACGAAGAAATAAGTATAGAATTAAGATATCCAACTTATCTAGCATTTATTAATAATTATAAAGAAGGTATGACAGGTTCAGAGTTCGGTATGATTATGGTAAAGGATTGTATAGTTTCTATAAACACACCAGACGAAAGAATAACGGAGTGGAGTTTAGACGAAATAACAGGGTTTATTGACTCTATGACAACTCAACAATTTGAGAAAGTTACAGAGTTTATTGATAGTACTCCTTCACTACAGAAAAAGATTGAGTGGACTTGTTCTGCTTGTAATAGAGAAAACAAATTAACATTGGAGGGTCTCTCAGATTTTTTTTAGTATGCCTCTCACATGATAGTTTGATTAATCATTATCAAACCAATTTCGCGTTGATGCAACATTTCAATTATTCTCTTACTGATATCAATCATATGATGCCTTGGGAAAGAGAAGTTTATTTGACATTGTTGGAAACACATCTTGAGGAAGAGGCAGAAAAGAATAAATAATTCTAGAGCAATAAGGTAAAGATATGGCATTAAAAGATGTAACAGAAAAGATGCAAGAAGAACAACAAGCGGCACTCGGAGAAACTGCGTTTTTTACCCAGCAAACTGCGGAAAAGGTTGACACAACAAATGCTTTATTAGTAAGTCAAATAAAAATATTTGATAAACATTTTAAAGGTTTAGAAAAAGATAAAGACTCTGAAGAAGGTGATAAAAACGAAGAAAAAACCGAAAAAAAGAGTAAAGATAAAAAGGATGATGGAAAGTTCTCTAAATTATTTGGTTTCTTCAACAATCAGAAAAAAGATAAGAAAAAAGGTGATGGGGAGTTCAAACTCTTCTCTATGAAAACACTGAAGTTTTTTGGATTATTATTATTAGGAATTGCAGGATTAGGTCTTGCTTTATATGGACTTTTAAAAATCAAAACACCTATTCTAGAGATGAAGAACAAATTAGAACGAATACTGAAGGGTAATGAAGAAACGCAAAACAGGGCAGAAGAAATAAATAAAAGAATTATGGGTAAAAATGAAAAGGAGATGCATGATGCCTTTGGTCGCATTCCAATATTAAATAATATTATGAGAGCAGTAGGTATGGGAAAGGATAAAGTAGAACAGGTCAAAAAGAGAAACGAACAGTTTAAAGAGATTGATGGTGAGGAGTTGAGTTTTTACCAGAAGTCAAGATTTAATGTTTTAAAATTTAGAGAACAATTTGGTTTAGGTGCATTAAACGCAAGAATGAATGATGAAGGAAATAAATTTATATCTAATGCATCTGGTATTTTAGGAAGAATGTTTAACAATCAATTTCTTCAAGACAAGCAAACAGAAATGCAAGAGGCAATACTTAAAAATGGAACATTTAGAGAAAAGCACAATGCAAGGTTTAATACGTTGTTTGCAGAACAAATGGCAAGATTTAAAGTTCAAGATAGAGCAATGGAAGAAATGGGTGCTTTCCGAGGGACTTTATTTGGATTTAATGAAGGAATAGGTGCGCCAGTTATGAATGTTTTAGGAGATACTGTTGCTACATTAGGCACTGTTCTTCCAGGCGGATTTGGTCAAATGTCAAGAAAGCAACTAGAGGATAGAGATGCAGGTAAGTTAGGTGTAGGGGATTTGTTCATTGAAAGACAATTAGAAAGAGCAGGTATACCTGGTAAAACTGAAACACTCAAAAAAGAGTTTGAAAGATTAGGAATAGAACCTGATGAAAAAATGAAGTTATTAATAAATAATAGACTTAACCAGATAGAGATTGACAGAGTAAAAAAAGAGAAACGCCTTAAAAAGATTGAAGACGACATAGCAAGAGGTACTTTATTCTCAAATAGTCAGTTGTTAGGAAGTTCACCAGTAATAGTCAATGCTCCAAACAATAGTCAAACCAATAATGTCAGTAATAGCGGAGGTGGTGTTTCAGGTATGATTTCTGACGCATTTAATAGAGAAGATAGATTTGGAATTCCTGTAGGATATGGTAGTAATCTTATTCCTGGTATGGGATAAAAAAAGGGAGACCCGAAAGTCTCCCCTTAGTCTTAATCCTCTGCCGCGAGTTTCGCGAAGTAGGATAACGTATCATCATCTCCCTCAGACGCCATCGCTACCTTCGGTTGAGGAGCAGATGGAATCACTTGAGGTTCAACTGACTTAGACCCTACAGTCTCAGCAGTTTGTTGTAATGATTCATTTTTCATAGTAGAACCAGAACCAGTTGCTTGACCTAACACAACTTCAAGTCGTGCTTTCAAATCATTATAAGACTTATATGATGATGGGTCAGTAAACTCACTCATGTCATGCATAGTATTATAGGTTGCTTCTAGTTTAGTTTCATCACCTTCTAATAGAGGTGACGGTGACTTAAACTCAGACTTGTCATAGTTACGATATCCCGCAACATTGCGTATCTTAAGTTGGAAGTCAGCACCACTCCAGAAATCAAATGGATTCACAGGAGTTTCATCAGGATACTCAGGTTGCATCTTATCCATAATCTTATCAAAGATTTTCTTACCAAAGTCGTAAAGGAATACTTTACCATTATTGGAAGGATTAGATGGGTCACTCAGCACCATAATGTTGGTTACATAATGTAGTCGTCTCTTTTGAGCACGAGCAGTTTCTTTGTCTGCCTCTATACCAGAGTTCCAAAGTCGTGAGTTGTATTCACTCACAGGGTCTGCTTCACCACCCAATGTAGTACGAGATTTCTCTACATACCATTGACCAGTATTACCCTTAAAGAAATGGTCAAAGTATCTTACCCAAGGTAACTCTTGACCTTCTCCTGCAGGAAGAAATCTTACAACAGCATAACCATTGCCAGACTCATCTACAGTCGGTTTCCAGAACCGTAAGTCTTCATATTTATTTGTGGATTTTTTTGTGGTTGACATTTCTGCCGCGGCATTCGCGAGTTTAGAAACATCAGTACGATTAGATTTTAGATTAGCAAAAGACATATATATTTTTCCTTGTATGTTTTGTGTTTTTTGTATTGTTTGTATTATAGCATATTGTGACTAATAAGTCAAGTGTATTTATAACATTTTTTCCTCCTATGTTGTGGGTAATGGTTGAGACTTCTCAAGAAAGTTTAGGTTCATTGCTTCTGCCTCAATCCTCTCTTTGATAGGTGTTGATAAATATTTCTTCACATCTTCAATCTCGATTGTCATCTCATCACAGAGATATACTACGGCATCCATATAAGACATAGACATTTTCCTTACGGTATCTTCTACTGACTTACTGAACATTTTCTTACTTAGAAAATTACTTTCATTCTTTTCTTCGGGGGCATCAGAACCACCTTGTATAAAATCAACTTTCATATTCATCTTTCTTTGTTTTGTCCCATACTCCGATATCATCATACCAAAGACCCGTGACACGTTTCACTTCACCATTATCGTGGTAACCTTTTTTGAGAACAGTCCACCTTGTCTTGTGTTGCATCTCATCACCATAGAACATATCTAACCATACCCCAGTTTTGAGATAGGTCTTCATGTTAGCAATATAGACTTGGAGTTTCGTATAGTCGTTACGTTCTTTCCAATTCTTTGAGTCTCTCTTCAGACGCATGTCCTTTGTTTTGATATCAAGTTCACAGTTCTTTATCCACTGTTTCACTTTCTTCCAATGCAAGGCATGGTCTTCAGGTAAGTCTCGTATGTCCTCATGAACCGATGCACTACCATCATGCCCACGAGCAAGTCGTGCTTTCGCAAGACGTTCACTCGCGGCAAGACGCTGTTCCTCAGTGAGTTTACGTTTCTTCTTTGCCATATTATGCGGTGGCGCGATTGAAGGTTAGTAAACTATCAACGCGGAAACTTCTCCATTCACTTAGGTCAGTATCAAATACTCGTACCGCAGTTTGGTTCTTCTGAAGTTTCTCGTTCGCATCTGTTTTAGGCATCTTATCTTCGGGTATCAAATCCGATTTCAAGGTTGCTGTCATGTCACGAACACCACCATCCTTCACTTTCGTAAAGGATAACTTTACTACACCCTCTCGGAGTGTGTTTACTATTTCATCATATGTCATATTAATTCCAGTCATTTTCGTATGCTCTTGTATTACGACAGATATCACCTACGAGTGAGTCTGCATATTTATTATCGTTTCCCCAGGAAATACCTTTCTTGTAGTCTTTGTCATAGTCCCCAGAGAACATATCCTCAACCACTTTCTTGTTTTCACGACGTCTTCTTTTTTCCCAACTATAATTCATATTATAAACCTTTCTTTATTAGTTGTTACATATTACACTATATCATACTTGACACAATAAGTCAAGCACTAATATACCAAGATGGAATATTTCTTTTCGTCCATCTAGCGAAATCTTTCTTTTCATTGATGTAGTAAACGCGATATGCCTCGATAGGGTTCTTGCGTTTACAGTAGTCAGGCATACATTGTTTGAACTCAGTTACTCCACCCTGTAAAAGATTACGAGGTGTTCGAGATAATGTATTACGTAACTTAGTGTCAGTCATATGTACCTTACCATACCTATGAGTGTATTCATCACACAACGCAACGAAGTGTGTATACAACCATTCATAGTTTGATGAAGTCTCTCTTGTCCAAATAGTAGAGGGGTGATTGACATGACATGCTTTGTAAAGTTTTGTTTCCATCTCTGAGTTAGGATGTAACCAACGTTTGATATTACGATTAGACTTTGTCTTACCCTTATACTCTTTGCCATCTACAACACGATGCGCGGTTGATAGTAACTGAGCAGTCTCAATCACCATCTTCACCACATGTTTGTCGCACATCTGTTCGGCACAAATCTTTGGGTCAGTATCTACATGAAATATATTCATACCTTCTTACCTGTGTAAATCGTTTTTTATTTGTTCTATTCCTCGCCAATAGTTCCTGTGAAGTTGTTCAACTACACTATTCCAATATCCGCGACCCCAAGAACCCCCTTCACATCTATACGATGCTTCATAGGCATTCTTAATTCTTTTCACATATAGTTCTCTACTCATTTTGCTTGCCTTTGTCTATGTCTCAACAACATCATATGTGTATAAGACTTCTGCCATTGTTCAAATGTCTTTGGTTTCCTTGCGTCTCCATACTTGAGACCTTGGTCTTTGAAACATCTCTTCAGTTCCTTCTTGTGGTCTGCACCTAGAAAGGTTCCTACCAAAGTAAGTACTGTTTTACGGAATGACCGACCATGATGCATATGACCGAGGCAATGCGCAAGTTCATGAAGTAGGGTATACTTACAAAGACCACTCTTATAAAGAGTAACCCTATGACCATCTGTATATCCACCAAGTCTTTTTGACTGTCTTTCTGCCGCAAGTATAGAAGGTTTTCTAGTTCCTACTCTTTGAGTTTCCCAACTCCTAAAGTTTTCTTCCCAAAGTTTATTCCAAGTCTTAGACTTGTATATTCTTTTAGCAAACTTCTCTGCTTCCTCAATAGATTCGAACATATCTTTACCACCCATGTTTCTGGTGTATGCCCATTCAGCACGATAAGTTTTTCTTTTTTCAGTATCGCGTGTATAGTTTGCACCACGATTTTGTCTTTGATGAAACTCACCTAGATATTTTCGATATTTTAGTTTTAGTGCATTACCCATATACTATCCCCTCATGTAGGTATGTTGGACAATCCTCCAACCATTCTGCCCAATCGCACTCGTCCACGAGGTATTCAGCACGGACACATTCCCAATAATCTTCACCGTCTGGCAAGTCCATCTCGTTATAGAAACGAGAGTAGTCTTCAGACTGTGCTTCCTCGATAGAGACATCGAACACAAAGATGTTGCCACCTCCACATTTGTTCTCTATCACGATTTGTGTTTCATATACTAGTTTCATAATAAGTTCCTTTCTTATATTATTACAGTACCAGGGGTAACAGGTTTTGTCAAGTAAATAATATATTTTATTTTCTA